GGTTATTGGTTGTATGCAGTTGCGTATGTATAACGAGATGTGGAATGGCAACGAAATGGAAAAGGTGTATATTGCGCCGCGTTCTTGGTTGCGTCGCATCTCGCCAAGTGTTACAAATAATTTTTTGCTTAGTTGGTTATTTGATGATTTATTTTTTTACGGTGCAGCCTATTTATTCGTGACAAGCAGGACGGCTGACGGATACCCTGCGTCGTTTGATCGTTTACCGTTTGCCAATGTGACTCGACAAGATCAGCCCGGTCCTGTATTTTTTGGGCCGTCTAATCAACTATATTTTGCTGGCGAAAAACTTGACTCAACAAATGTTGTGCAATTCTTGTCACCGATACAAGGCATTGTCTACCAGTCGACACAGGCTGTAGCAACGGCGCTAAAACTTGAGGCAGCGCGATATCGCAATGCGTCGTCGTCAATCCCAGCAGGTATTTTGCGTCAGACTGGCGGCGAACCGATGAGCGCACAAGAATTATCTGACATGGCACAAGCGTTTAATAAAGCTCGGGAAACGAACCAGACTGCGGCGCTAAACGAATTTGTTATGTATCAAGAAACGCTAATGTCACCTGACAAAATGTTGCTCGTTGCCAGTAGCGAATATGAGGCAATGGAAATGGCTCGATTGTGCAACATTCCGCCATACCTTGCAGGCATATCGGTTGGCTCATATTCTTACCAGTCAAGCAGTGAAGCGCGCGCCGATCTATGGAATTTTGGCGTGCGCGCCTACGCAGATTGCATCGCGTCAACACTCAGCATGAACAATGTGCTACCAAACGGCACATATGTTGAATTTGACTCTGACGCATACCTTGAAGGCAGTTACACAGAACAAATGTCAGATACGGCAATGCCGGCTGATGTAGTATCGCAATCATGATCAAATTAGTTCCCTCACAGATCACGGTAGATGCGGCGCAGGCTGACGGTCAGCCACGCCGATCTATCAGCGGTGTCGCAATCCAGTACGATGTTGTTGCCACAGTGAGCGACGGCACACAAGTCAAGTTTCTTAAAGGTTCGTTATCGACTGCAGGTCGCAAACCTAAGTTGTATATGCAGCACGACGCAACACAGATCATCGGTCAAGTAACTGAGCGTGTTGACACAGGCGACGCAATGATGTTTGTTGCCACGGTCAGCGCCACACGACTAGGCGACGAAGCGCTGGTACTTGCAAGCGACGGCACAATCAGCGAAGTCAGCGTCGGTGTCGCACCCACAAAATTTAAGTTTGATGAAGCCGGCGTAATGCTGATCGAGGCAGCCGACTGGCTTGAATTATCGCTAGTCAGTCAGCCAGCATTTGCCGGCTCGGTCATAACGCAAGTCGCAGCAAGTATCCCACAAACAGAACCACAAATAGAGTTAAATGAAGTTATACCTACACAGGAGAAAATTATGAGCGAAGTAACAGCAGCAGCACCAGTGCCAACACCAGAAGTTATTACACCAACCGCGCCAATATTTGCAGAAGCAAAGCGTGAACCGCGTTTAATTTCGCGTTGGGAATACATGGCAGCGTTTTACGAAGGCGGCGACAACTGGAAAAAAGCGCAACAAAACTTTATTGATTATCGCAACTGGCACAAGTCACCACTCGAAGCTGCAGCAGGCGACGAATTTTTGACATCTGTACCCGGCTTGCTCACACGCGTTGAACTTGGGCCGGTGTTTCAAGACATCAACTTTATGCGACCTGTTGTATCTGCACTTGGTGCACGCGCAATGCCGTCAACACCGTCATCAACATTTAACCGACCAACAATTACCACGCACACATCGGCTGCAGCGCAGACCGAAGGTTCGTCATTGTCGGCAACAACAATGGTGATTGCAAACAACACGGTTACGAAAAAAACTTTTGGAGCGACACAAAACATTTCGTATCAGACAATCGATTTCACTGATCCTGCCGCATTGCAAATTGTCATCAATGACATGCTCGGCGAATACATGGTCGCAACCGATAACGAAGCAGCAGACAACTTGTTAGCTGCAGCAACATCGGCTGGCGTATGGGATTTAACAATTGCAGACTTGTTCACCAGCATTTATGACGCGGCAGTAGTAACGCTTGGTGCTACCAACATGTTGCCTACTCACATGTTTGTCGATCCTGCGACATGGGCGCTCGTCATGAAATTGCCGGATTCAACGGGCAGACCAGTTTTTGCCAACTACGGCGGGCCGGGCTTGCAAGGTGTCAACTCAGTTGGTATCGGCAACGCTGCAACACTTGGTACAGCGAACGACAACAACTATGGGCCACTAGGTCTCAAACTTGTTGTTGACAATAACTTTGCTGCAAAGACAATGGTCATCATGAAAGACATCGGCTTTGAAATTTACGAAGCACAACAAGGCATCTTGAGCATTGACGCACCAGCAACCTTGACTCGAGCAGTTAGCACTTACGGCTACTTCTGCACATTCAAGGCCAACGGAGACATGATCCAAAAGATCACACAGGCCTAGTCGAGAGGCGGCTTAACCGCCATGACTACCTACAACACAGCCAGTAAACAATTACTCAGCAACTATGCGTGCATTAGCACGCTTGAGCCAACAGAAATTGTTGTCGGTCAATCAATAACTGTTGCATCACTTGGTGCACCATTTAACGGCACATTTACTGTTCTTGAAATGCCAGCGTTCCAATTGAGCGGTGTTGACTCGACTACTGGCGAATTTCAATACGACATTAATTTTCCAGTACCTAACCAATTATTGTTTGCGTGCACAGGTAGCAATGTTGAATTTGTTAAAATCTTTACAGGCACAGTCGCATATACACAAACCTGCACATGGATTACCGCTGCACAAATCTTGACATGGCTAGGTATCGCTACCGCAACAGCCGACGACACAACATTTGTGACACAGTGCGCTAGCGCTGCTAATGCGTTTTGTTATCGTCGTCGGCAAGAAGTTGGCTATTTTGACAGTCTTACTACTTCGCCTAGTGGCGATGTCACATTGGGCACGATCATGTATGGTGGCGCGTTGTATCGCCAGCGCGGTGGCATCAGCGACTTTGCATCATTTGACGGTATGTCTGCTGGCTCGACTAACGGACTATCACCGATCTGTAAACAGTTGTTAGGTGTTGACAGACCACAGGTTGCTTAATGGCAGCACAGGCGTACACCGATCTATTTAACACGGCAATCAATAATCTTGCCACGACATTAAACGCAGTGTCAGGGCTTGTGTGCATCACAGACCCACGCAATGTGCAAGCGCCTTGCATACTGTTGGACGCAATGTCATTCACGGCGTTTAACGCCAACATTGTTGATATCTCAATACCGGTAACAGTTATCAGTCTTGGGCCGAGCAACGCTGACGCATACCGTAACGCGCTTAATGTCGCAGCCAAAGTGTTGGCAGCCAAAGTTGCGGTCACTGACGGCAGACCCACAACACTTACAATTGGCGGTGTTGACTACCCTGCATTATCGTTAAACATACAAATGAAAGCGAGCACGACCTAATGGATTACGAAGTAACCAGCAATCGTTTAAACGGTCACAAAAGAGGTGACATCATTCGAGAGGCTGATCTGGGCGACCTGACAACTGATTTGCTGTTTCTTGTCGAGGCTGGGCATCTATCCCCACTAAAAGTAAAAAAATCTGCTAAAACTATAGACATAGACCCACAGGAGTAACACGACATGGCGACAACAGTTTATTTATCAAATCCAACACTGACAATTAACAGCGTTGATCTGCAAGACCAGTGCACTAGCGCAACTATCAATTATGTTTACGAGCAGTTAGAGACAACGGCGTTTGGTGACACGGCACGCAAATTTGGTGGTTCAGCGGTGACATCGTTGCAAAACAACAGCATTGATGTTGAGTTGTACCAGTCTTATGCAGCGTCAGAAACTGAAGCAACAATTTACGGTCTTGTTGGTATTCAAACAACGCTGGTACTTAAGCCAACATCTGCAGCGGTCAGCTCAACAAACCCTAGTTACACATTGACAGGCGCTTACCTTGAGTCTCACACACCAATTAACGCGTCATTAGGCGAATTGTCAACTATCACACTTACATTTGCCGGCGGTGTTTTGACTAAAGCGACTTCATGATCGCGCGGCTCTGGCCGCTGAGAACTAACAAAACAAGCCGCGCTTACAAGCGCCGTACCGAGAGGCAACAATGCAACTAACAATAGAGTGCGTCTATAAAGACGAAACTAAAGCCACCACAATCACAAAACTATTTACAACTGTCTTGTGGGAACGCAAATTCAAAACCAAATTGTCTCGAGTCGCCAATGACGGTTTAAGCCAAGAGGAAATTGCTTATCTTGCGTGGGAGTCGTTTCGCGATGACGGCGTAAAAGTACCAGACGACTTTGACCAGTTTCAACGATCACTAAAGTCTTGTTTGCCGATTGAGGCTAACGACCCAAAAGTAGACGCGGTTCTTACCGCTTCGGATTAGCGCAGATACTTGTGGCAACCGGGTTTTGGCCGTCCGAGATTAGATTTGAAATTGACGATATGAACACGGTTATTGAACTTATTAACAAAGAGCGTAAATAATGAACACAACTACGACAGTGCAGGTAGCAGGTGTCAAAGAAACTATTAACGCGTTAAAAAAGATTGATCCAGAATTGCAAAAACAATTTAAGGCTGACGCTACAGCAATTGCTAAACCTGCAATTAACGCAGTACAAAACAAATACACGCAAGTACCGCTATCAGGTATGTCGCGCGACTGGCAATGGCATAAACGCAATCCACCACAAAGAATTAAAGGTTTTGATGTTGGGCGCGCAAAACGAGGTGTGCAAATGAAATTTGATACAAGGCGAAACGCAATTGGCGTAATCTTGATAATTCAAAAAGATCAAGCGGCTGCAATCTTTGAAACAGCAGGTCGCGCTAATTCAAGCCGGCTTAGTCAAAATTTGGGCGATGTGCAACCTGGTCGCACTCGAATTATTGGGCCTGCGGTGTATCGAGCGCGCAAAGGCATTGAGCGTGAAATGCAACAAATGATTAACGGTGTGTCAAGCATGATTGCAAGGCAAATGTAATGTCTTTATCAATTCCGATTATTAGCGAATTTGACGGCACTGGCGTTAAGAAAGCAATTGCACAATTTAATGATCTTGAAGGCGCTGGCGCTAAAGCAGGGTTTGCATTAAAGAAGGCTATGGTGCCGGCGATTGCGGTGCTTGGTGGTTTAGCGGCTGGTCTTGGTGTTGCAACAAAGGCTGCAGTCGAAGATCAGAAGGCACAAGATTTGTTGGCTAACCAGTTGCGTACTAGCGCTATGGCTACTGATGATGTCATTGCACAAAATGAAAGTTTTATTACTTCAATGTCAATGGCAAAGGCGGTTGCTGATGACGAGTTAAGGCCGGCTATGGCTAACTTAGTACGGTCTACTGGCTCGGTTGAGGTCGCGCAAGGTCTTATGTCAACTGCATTAGATATTGCGGCGGCTACTGGCAAGGATTTGGAAACGGTCACACTTGCGTTAGGTAAGGCGGCTAATGGGCAGACTATGGCGTTAACAAAACTTGACCCATCGCTTAGAGGTGTTATTGATAGCAGTAGCACGCTTGACGAAATTACTGCAGCGTTATCGGTTTCGTTTGGTGGCGCTGCTGATGTGGCAGCGAAATCTTATGAGGGTCGCATGAAGTCGTTGTCTATTGCTATGGACGAGACAAAAGAGTCAATTGGTGCAGCATTGTTGCCAGCGTTAGAAGCGTTGTTACAGGTGTTGCAACCGTTGGCGGTGTTTGCACAGGAAAATACGCAGGTGTTCTTAATCCTTGTTGCAGTAATTGGCTCGGTTGCTGCAGCAGTTGTGGCAGCCAATATTGCTATGAAAATTTATCAAGCAACATTGATTGCAACAAAACTTGCCACTATTGCATTAAATGTGGTTACAAGCGCTAACCCATTTGTGCTGGTTACGGCCGCAGTGGTTGCGTTGACTGCAGCAATGGTGTTTCTTGAAATTAAGTTCAGCGCTATGTCTCGAGCGTTTGACATGTTTGGTAACGCGATCATTGTTGTTACTGGGCCGTTAGGCATCCTTATTGGCATGTTGCGGAAGTTAGATAGTTTGCGTGAAAGTCTTGGCGGTTTTAATTTGGGTGGCATTAAAATACCTGGCTTTGCTGACGGTGGAATTGTTACAAAACCTACGCTTGCAATGGTGGGCGAAAAAGGCCCAGAGGCAATCGTGCCGTTAGGGAAAGGTTTAGCCGGCGGTGGCATCACCGTTAATGTCACTGGCGGTATCTCGACTAGCGCGCAAATTGGTCAAGCGGTGTATGACTCGCTGTTGCAATACAAACAGGTTTACGGGCCGTTAGGTGCGCTTGCATAATGGCTGCAACACTTGTAACTGGCGGTAGTTATTTACTTGAATTGGGCACAGGTTTTGACGCGCAAGCATTCGAGTTAGATGTCAGCACTTTAAACGGCACACAAGTGTTAGACGGTGACGGCGAGGACTTTCAAGACATTACCGAGTATGTAAACAACATCAATATTTCGCGCGGTCGCAAACAGGTATTAGACGCATTTGGTGCAGGCACGATGATTGTGTCAATGGATCAAACAAACAACGAACGCCAACTGGACGCGTTTAATACATCAAGCATTTATTACAACACAAGTACAGATCAGCCAGGTCTTGGGCCGTTGCGACCCATTCGACTTAGCCGCAATGGTGAGTATTTGTTCACTGGCAAAGTGACTTCGTATCGGCAACGATATGTGCTTGGTGGGCAAACTCAATACACGGTTGCGGCTGCAGATGATATTTATACGCTGGCGCAAGCAGAATTACCAGAGACAGCGACAAGTGTGCAAACATCATCAGCGCGTTTATCAGCAGTGTTGGCACTTGTACCGTACACAGGCACTACAAGCATTACAGGCACGCCTACAGCGACGCTAGGCGCGTACACGATTGCACAGGACACAAACGCCAACAGTTATGTGAACCGCATAAATCAAGCTGAACAGGGTCGCATATTTGTTTCTCGAGCCGGTGTGCTCACATTCCAGCCGCGCATAGGCGCAACATTGGCAGCGGTAACGGTCACATTTAACGACACTGGCACAGGCACAAAATACGACAATCTAGGTGTTGAATTTGATCAGCAAGCAATAACTAACAGCGCTACGGTGACAATCGAGTCTGGCGGTACGCCACAAACATCTACTGACGCTGCATCTATTGCCGAATACTTTAAACAGTCTTTGTCTATTAATGACAGTTTGTTATCAAGTAACGCGCAAGCGCTGACACTCAGCGACTATCTGTTAGACCCAATACCTGAACCACGCTTTACAAGTATGTCAAGCACATTTGCTGCGTTAACTGACGCACAGAAAACGGCGTTGGCAACAATAGAAATTGGTGGATCGGTGACGCTAACTAAAACATTCCCTAACGGCACACCAATAGCGGTAACGCAAACGCTGGCTATCGAGGGAATAGACCACAATATAAATGTGGCATCAGGTCACAGGGTCACGCTATACACAAGCCAAACGGTCGTGCTCAACGCCTTCGTGCTTAACGACATCACCTATGGCACACTTGACGAACAGAACGCATTAACCTAAGGAGTAATTATGGCAACACGAGAAGTATTCACCGCAAATCAAATTTTGACTGCAGCCGAAATGAACGCGGTTGCAACAGCGATGATTGCTATAAACGCTCAAACTGCCAGTTACACGGCAGTGCTTACTGATGACGGCAAACTAATCACTATGTCGAATGCGAGTGCAAACAATTTTACTGTGCCACCAAATAGCAGTGTTGCGTTTGGTATTGGTACACAGCTCAACATTGCACAACTTGGTGCAGGCGCAACAACAATCGTTGCTGGCTCAGGCGTGACATTGAATAGCGACGGTGCAAAACTTAAATTGAATGCACAGTACGCGGTAGCAACTTGTGTCAAAACCGATACAAATACTTGGTTTGTTGTCGGCAATCTTAAGGCGTAGTTATGCAAATTTTGGCTAGCCCACACGCAGGCGCAATACTTGCAAATTATTTAGTTGTTGGTGGCGGTGGGTCAGGTGGTGCAGGTTACGGCGGCGGTGGTGGTGGCGGCGGCGGATTTCGTAGCGCGTCAAATATTTTATTATCGAGTGGTGTTACATACACGATCACTGTGGGTGCTGGCGGTGCTGGCGTTATTTCGCCAACTACTGGCAACTCTGGTGCAGCGAGCCAGATATCTGGTAGCGGTATAACTACTTTGACTAGCGCTGGCGGTGGTTACGGCGGTAACTATTACGGTGGGTCAGCGGTCGGCGCAAATGGCGGCTCTGGCGGCGGTGCAGCGTTGCCAAGCGGTGGCATTGGTTCAGGTAACACACCAAGCACATCACCCAGTCAAGGTAATAACGGCGGTACGGCTGGTACTGACGGCGCTACCTATACGGCTGGCGGCGGTGGCGGTGGTGCCGGCGCGGTCGGTGGTAATTCGACTTATCAGGCTGGTGGTGTTGGTGGTGCAGGTAGTTTATACAACGGTGTTTATTATGCTGGCGGTGGCGGCGGTGGAATTGACAGCGTATTTGCTCAATCAAATGGTGGCGTAGGTGGCGGCGGCAAAGGCAATGTTTCAAACTCGACTTCATCAACTAACGGCACAGCAAACACAGGTGGCGGCGGTGGCGGTGGCGGATTAAATTTAGGTTATTCAGGTACTGGCGGCTCGGGCCTTGTCATAATTGATGCAGGCGTGACAGCATCATCGACTACAGGCACACCAACACTGGTCGGCACTGTTTACACATTTACTGGTAGCGGGACGATCACATACTGACATGGCCTACTACGCACAAATCGTTGACAACATTGTTACAAATGTAATTGTGGTAGATAACGATGTTCCAGACGGCGCACAATTTGCACAAGATTTACTTGGCGGCGTGTGGGTGCAAACATATATAAATAATCCAAACAAAAATTATGCGTCAATCGGTTACACATACGACCCAACAAACAAAAATTTTATTGCGCCACAACCGTACCCGTCATGGACACTTGATACCAACGATCAATGGCAACCGCCAACACCACAACCATTACCACCACCAAATACCTATTGGGATGAAACGACACAAAGTTGGATGACCATTGGATACTAAAAAAATTAACAAGTCGCACAGGCAGATCGGCGATCAAACAACTAAAGGCGGTTTGTTGGGCATATTTATTTATGTGCTGTCTCGAAACAATGTTGACCCAGTGCTTATCGGTTTACTAGTGCCAGTAGTCGCCAGCGTGTTGGCATGGATTAGTACAAAGATAGGCGACCCTGATCTTGCGTGCATGTTCATACCTGACGACAAAAAAGCAAAGTGAGACCGTACACAATTAACGCTGCACCAATAGTGCAAGCACCGTTGGCTGGCATGGACTATTGGATAACACGCGCAATAAAACATTCAAACAAAAGCCTTTGGAATAACGGTTCGTGGATTATTCGAGACATAAAAAATAAACCTGGCACTATTAGCAATCATGCAAAAGGTGTAGCAGTTGATTTGTCTTATCGCTATAACTCAAGCACTAACGCAGGTCGCACTGCATCGTTGCCATACATAACAAAATTGTTAGAAAACGCGGACACGCTAGGAGTGGAACTTTGTATTGACTACGCGCTGAGAAGGAGTTGGAAATGTGATCGTGGTACTTGGATTGCAGGAAATTTTCAAACAGGCGACTGGTATCACATTGAAATAAATCCTGTCATGGCGCACAGCGTAGAACTTGCAAAACAGGCTTGGGATAAGGTGTTTGGGCTAATACCTGCGGTAATCAAAAAACCCGTGTAAGGTAGTCCTTGACCGAGAAAGTCGAGGGCACTTATGCACTTCATCATCAAATTAACTATCGCATTTGCGTTATCTGCAATCGGGGTAGGTGTCAGCCAGATACCACAACCGCAACCAGACATGTCAACCACCACGCCAACAGACAAGCCATACGAAGCTTTAGGCGGCTTTGGGCAGGCTATGGCAGACATATACCGATATGTGCCACCAGTAACCACTACAACGCCACCAGCGCCCATATACAGGCATGGTGACTGCTCATGGCTACCAGCGCTAGCGCTACAGGCAGGCTGGCAACCTGAGCAAATACCACAACTAACCAAATACGCATTGCGAGAGTCAGGCTGTTGTCCTAATCGTGCCGGCGGTGACACAGTGGATAAAGATTGCAACATCACTGGCGTAGCCGAATGGTCACACAGATCAGACAGCGGCTTACTGCAAATAAACGGTGTGCACTGGAAACCTGATCACCCACAATATGACGGTCTGATATGTAAACAAATGAGAATATGCACACAAAAACCGTTGCTAGATGCGTTAACTAATTTACGCGCCGCACGACTAATTTACCTTCGAGTCGGGTGGTCTGCATGGGGAAACTAAGCGTTGAGGATTTTGCGTGGCTAATGGTTGCATGCGGTCTTACTCTGCGACTACTGTCCTTTATCATGTTCAAAATATAAACCCAAACAGAAAAGAGAAAGCAATGACCGAGAACGAATACAACGAAACATTTGACATGCAAATGGAAAAAGAACACCAACTCAATCTTGATCGCATGCGCCAATTCCAATTGATAGGCGAACAAATCAGCAAAATGCCAGACGCATCACCAAAAGTATTAGAAATTGAAGTGCGATATCTCATGGGCATTATCGGTGAACTAGAAACACGCATAAAAGATTTAGAGTCAGAAGCACGCCGGCTAGAAATGTTGTTAACTCGTGCAAACTAACCAACTAGAAATGTTCGCACCATCAATCGGCTTAGGTGGCACATTCGAGCGCCCAGCGATCAATCGTGACATTGTGATTATTGCGCGCGAAGCAAAACAGACAAGCGTTGACGCTGCACTAAAAGCAAAACCGAAAACAGGTAAAAAACGCGCACGAGTACACGCCTACTTACTGGGTCGCCCAGCGACCGACGAGGAAATTGAAATAGCGTTGAACATGTCAGGCAACACCGTCAGGCCGACTCGAGGCACACTAGTAAAAGACGGTCATGTCATAGACAGCGGTATGCGCCGGCTTACACGCGCTGGCAATGAAGCAATCGTTTGGCGGTGCGTATGAAAGAATTTAACGAAGCACAATCCACGAATGAGTATTTAATCGGCGAACTTGTAATTGCGCGCAAACGAAACGAAGTATTGACCCAGCACATTGCAACATTGGTTAAGCACATTGAAACATTGGCAGAGGATTTGAAAATGAGTAGTCAGTTACTTGACGCGTGTGTGGCGTACATGTCATGAGCGCATTTAACTTAGGCGACTATGTAGATGTGCCAACTCGACTGGCTGAGGCGTTAAAGCGTTGGCCTGATTTACGCATACAAGAAACAAAACCAGTAATTGTGACAGTAGATAGTCAACAGTATGTGGAGATTAGTTGTACGGTGTGGCGCGCGTTAGATGATCTTGTGCCGACCGTTGCTTACTGTTGGGAGCCGATACCGGGTCGCACGCCATACACAAAAGGCAGCGAAATGATGAACGCCAGCACATCGTGTTTAGGTAGGGCGCTTGGTTTCTTAGGCATGGGCATAGGCAAAAGCATTGCGTCACGCAACGAAGTACAGGCACGCCAGCCTTCACCAATAGCAGAGGTAACGCCCATTCGAGCAGACCTAGAGCAACCATTTGGTGACACGACAGACACAAAACAGTATGCGTCACCTAAACAGCGTGGCATGATACGAGCCCGCGCATTTGAAAAAAAGATAGGCACAACAGAGCTAATGCCATACATAAACAAAGTGTTAGGCAATCAGTATTCAAGCATTGAGGCGTTAAGCAAGCAAGAAGCATCACAGGTAATTGACTCACTACAGGATTGACATACCGTTGACATACCGAAAATGAGTACGGGCACGACCTACAGCGGTGCAACGCTGACTGGTAACACACGGTAAGCGTGGGTAGATGACCTATGTGGCAACACATGGTCAGGCAAAGGTTAAAGATATGGGTGTGCTACGAGGCAAAAGCACGGGGGGCTATCGCACTAGGTTTAATCGGCACATCAGTAACATTGAAAACAAAACACAAACAGACAGAGACGAGCCCGACATGAAACATCACCAACCACAAACGCAAGCAAGCGCGACAGCGCGCGGTAGCGCATTATGAGCAAACAACACAAACACCCGGAATACCTAAAAAACAGGGTGGGCATACTTCAAGAACAACCCACATGCACAGTCTGCAACCGAGCACCAAGCACACAAGTAGACCACATCATCCCAATAGACGCAGGCGGCGGACACGACCCAAGCAACCTGCGAGGAATATGTGCCAAATGCAACAACACATTGTCACACCAATATGTAACGCAACGAAACAACACACGCAACACCATTCGAGCGGATGCCCTTCGCGATCAAGGAATAGAAATAAAACAAACAAAAACAAAATCGGTTTTTTACGAGCAAAACGAATTCAC